TCAAAAACGAAGGATATCAAGCTGGCGCACCCATGCCAGGGGCAGCAGAGCCCTCCCCAATAGCAATTCGATACGTTCAGAGAATGAAATGGGAAGCAGTAAACCTGTGGCGGTACTTGTGTCATCTACCAAGCCGCTTGCGTGCTTTATGGCCCGGAGCGCACGGCAAATCTGAACGGCAACTATCTGACGACTTCGATCAGTGGCTGAAAGGGCCCATTGGGTGCAAATATCGCTTTCAGGCAAAGGGCCAAGATAAGCCATGAAGTCTGAAATGATGTCATTCCACTCATCATCATCGCAGTCATCTAATGGCTCTGTGGTAGCGGGAAGCTTCATTGCACGACGAATCATTGTGAGTTCTGACTTCATTTCGCTCACTGTAAATATTGCTAAAGGATATTTACGGGCGACCTCTCTGATTGGTACAGCAGGCTGTGCATTTTTCATGTCCGAGTTCTCGGTTGTTGGATGCTTAAAGCCTAGGTCCGACAGTGATGCTGTGCAATCTCAAAATTTAGAACAGGTGACGTTATGAGACTTCCGAAAACCAAGGCCGCATGGAAACGGTTACAGCCATCCAATCTACGTGATGCGATGCGCCTCTGTAATGAATATGCACGATACTTCAATCGCCTCACAGTACCGGCCATCGCAGAGTTAATGGATGTCACAGAATCGGTCTTATACAAGTGGCTTTCAAACGGGCACATGCCCGCCAGTAAAATACCGGCTTACGAGAACATCTGTGGTATCGACTACGTAACCCAGTATCTCGCTATTCGCTCACACAAACTTCTGATCGATATCCCCACCGGCAAAGCTGCAGAGGCACTCGATATCAATGAGCTGCAGCTCATTATCGCCCGGGGTATGGGGCTCTTGATGCGGTTTTATACAGATGGCAGCAACGTCGAGGAAACTGCCGAAGCGCTGACTCAGATCATGGGTGGTGTGGCGTATCACCGGGAAAACATTCAGCGCCAGCCAGAGCTTGACATGTTTGCGGAGGGTGAGGCATGAGCAAGGAGTGGTATAGCGCTTCTGAACTGGCTGGGGTGCAAGGCATGCCGACCAGTGTTCGCGGCGTCAACAAAATGGGTGATCGTGGTGATATTACACGACAGAAAAGAACAAAAGGTAAAGGGTGGGAGTATCACTTATACAGCCTGCCAACCGATACCCAAGCCGCACTGTTAATTCAGCAGCAACCGGTTGCGACTGCAAAACCAGCAATAAAAAAGGCCGGGATTCATCACTACGATAGCGAAGGTCTCTGGGCTAATTACGAGAGCAAGTCCGAGACAGCAAAACAACAGGCACAAGATCGACTCGCTGCCATCAATGCCGCACTCACACTGATTGAAAACGGCACAGCAAAGAGCGTCGCCTGGAATACCGCCGCCAAGACAGCCGGTGTGAGCAAGGCAACCCTATACCGTCAGTATGGCAAGGTTGAGCACTACCACCGTTCCGACTGGCTTGCTGCCCTGGTCAGCGGATACACCGGACGCACCGCAAAAGCCGAGTGCAGCGATGAGGCATGGAGCTTCTTTAAGAGTGATTATTTGCGCCTTGAACAGCCTGGTGCTGCAGCATGTTATGACCGGCTACAAAGAACCGCTGCCGAGCACGGCTGGGCGATACCAAGTCTTCGCACGTTGGAGCGGAAAATAGAGAAAGATATCCCCCCAACAGTTCGAGTACTCATGCGCGAGGGTGAGTACGCCTTGATGCGTATGTACCCAGCGCAGCAACGTAGTATTCGTGATTTACATGCCTTGCAGTGGATTAATGGTGATGGCTACCAGCACAACGTCTTCGTTGAATGGCCGAACGGTGACATCGTCCGACCCAAGACATGGTTCTGGCAAGACATATACAGTCGTAAGATACTCAGCTATCGCACAGACATTAGCGAAAACACGGATGTGATCCGTTTATCCTTCGGCGATTTGGTTGAGCAGTATGGCCTCTCGGATGATGTCACCATCGATAACACCCGTGCCGCCGCCAACAAATGGATGACGGGTGGTGTCGCCAATCGTTATCGCTTCAAAGTAAAGAAAGACGATCCTCTCGGCCTGTTTCCAACACTGGGTATTCAGGTGCATTGGACATCAGTCCTTGCGGGTAAGGGTCATGGCCAGGCAAAACCGATTGAGCGTTCCTTTGGTGTCGGGGGCCTGGGTGAGTATGTCGACAAGCATCCCGCTTTTGCTGGTGCCCATACGGGCGCTAACCCAATGGCCAAGCCCGACAATTACGGCAGCAAGGTTGTGCCGCTCGATACGTTTCTTAAAGTACTCGATCAAGAAATATCCGCATGGAATGCCAAAGAAGGTCGACGCACTGAAATTTGTGACGGCGTGCAATCCTTTAACCAGGCATTTAACGACTCTTATGAAAAAGCCACGATACGCAAGGCCACCGCCGAGCAACGTCGTCTCTGGCTTTTGACTGCTGAGGCCGTCAACGTCAAAGCAGATGCCACCGTCACACTCGATGCGGGCAAGGCATCCGGTATCGGCAAGAACCGCTATGGCAGCGACGCGCTTTATGAGTTCGTTGGCAAGAAGGTGGTGGTGCGTTTCGACCCACAGGCACTGCACGATAATGTTCACCTCTACACCCTCGACAGTCGCTACATCGGTGAAGCCCAATGCATCACGACCACAGGCTTCGGCGATACCACGGCCGCACGCGAACACACGCGCCAGCGCACCGCGATGATCAAAGCGACCAAGATTGCCGCCAAGGCAGAAGATAAGATGGACGCTATCGAAATCGCCGGTATGGTGCCGACCATGCCGGTTGAGCATCCACCACAAGCCGGTTCAGTCCGTCTGTTTAATCCGGTGACCCATCAACGAAAGGCCCCGCAGAAGCGCGCACTCACCGCTGCAGAGCAGGCCATCGCCGAGGAGTTGGCCAGCATCCCGTTGGCTGACGTACAGCAACTCCCTGAACAGCCTCGCCAGCGCTTTCACCGTTGGCTTGAGATAGATGCAGCGATTGCTGCAGGAGTGGAGGTGGCAGAAAACGACCTTACCTGGCATCAGCGATACCAGGGCACGCCAGAGTATGCGGCGGAGCGGATGGTGCATGAGGAATTCGGGCTGAGCATCGCCCAATAAAAAAGCCCGCAGTTGACGCTACGGGCCGTGTTCGAAAACACTTTAGGAGCCATAAGAATGAACCAACAACAAGACCACGTCAACCCAACCGTTGCACCACTGGCCAACGTCTCCATCTGCGCGGCAGCGGTACAGCGGACGATGAATCGACCTGAACACCTGCCCGGCATGGTCTGTTTCTACGGGCCATCTGGCTGGGGAAAGAGTACCGCCGCCGCCTATGTGGCTAACAAACTACGTGCCTACTATGTCCAGTGCATGAGTGCCTGGACAAAAAAAGCCTTCCTCGAAAATGTGCTGAATGAAATGGGGGTGGTGCCCAACACCACTATCGCCGCCATGACGGCACAGGCAGGCGAGCAGCTCGCGCTCTCCAATCGCCCACTCATCATCGACGAAATGGATCACCTGGCCGACAAGAAGGCCGTCGAGATCGTGCGCGACCTTTACGAGGCCAGTCACAGCACCATCTTACTTATTGGTGAAGAACGGTTACCCGAGAAGCTGCGCAAATGGGAACGGGTTCACGGCCGCGTGCTTGACTGGGTACCCGCACAGCCAGCCGACATTGATGATGCCAAACACCTGGCAAAACTCTTCGTGCATAAGGTGACTATAGCCAACGACCTGCTCAAGCGCATCGCAGAACTCGCCAACGGCAGTGTCCGTCGTATCTGCGTCAACCTGGACCGTGTTGAGCAGCATGCCCTCACGCAGGGGCTCGACAAGATAGACCTCAAGGTATGGGGCAACAACGAACTCTTCACCGGCGAAGCGCCGAAGCGGAGAGTCTAATGATCCAGAGACAATCTATCAATGATCAAATTAGCCGGAATGCTATGTGGGCAGCGATCAGGAAGCTTCGCAGATTCACTCTGTCTGATATCGAGAATGAGACTCGCATGAATGCGTCCGTTATTCGAATCTATGTGAAGGGTCTTGAGAGGGCTGAATATTTAACCATAGCCAAAGGAGACAAAGGCTGTAAGCGAGGTTCGCACCTTTTCAAATCAGATGTATGGGAACTCATTAACGACATAGGTATCGAGCGCCCCTATGTAAACCGTGACGGCAAGGATGTCACGAATGCCGGTGGACGAGATGCCATGTGGCGTTCAATGAAAGTGCTCCAGGAGTTCAACAAAAATGAATTAGCCCTTCACGCATCAACAGAAGATCGTCCAGTTCCTCCATGCGACGCGAAGCTCTACATGCGCTACCTGAAATATGCGGGCTACATCGTAGTAGTCAAAGAAAGCCTGGGGCCTGTTGCTGAACGATGCCGCTTCCTCCCGTCAAAAAATACAGGCCCATGTCCTCCTATCGTTAGAAGGGTTGGTCAAGTCTATGACCCGAACCTTGATGAGATTGTATGGACCGCCGAAGTCAAGAAGGAGCGTGACGAATGAGCGCCGCAGAGAAGAAAAACATACCCGTGCCCGCCGTTGAGCGCGCAAAGGACAGCTGGGGCGATGAGGTGCCCTACTGGGTCGCAATCATGGCCGAGCAGTGTGACCACAGCAGCCAGAAACGCGTCGCCGACAAGATCGGTTACTCACCGGCCGTGGTCAGCAACGTCCTGGCCAACAAATACAGCGGTGATTTAGGTGCCGTTGAACAGTCTGTAAATGGCGCGTTATTGATGGCCACCGTCAACTGTCCGGTGGTCGGCACCCTCAAGGCCCATCACTGCCTGGAGAATCAACGCCGTAATTTTTCACTGAGCAACCCGCAGCGCGTGAGGCTCTACAAAGCCTGCCGCAGTGGTCATTGTCCTCACAGTCGACTGAAAGGAGAAGAGTCATGAATCGCAAGTTAAGCATGGGTCAGATGATGGTGGATGCAGAAGCGGTATTGGTGTACCTGCAAAACAGAGGTCTTGAGCTGAAGAAGATAGAGATCGACCGTGCCAACGCCGTTCTCTGGATCGAGAAACCCCCGGAGGATGAGTTTGAGACGTATGCACGCGTCACGCATAGCCGTCGAGGTCTTGGTCCTGTCGAGCGTTACGGCGCAACGCAAGTACGCGACTGTTTTGTGCAATGGAAATTAGAGTCATGAACGGGGCAGTCATCGGGCTGTGTGAGGGCTGGTGTGGACGCGTTGACCACCACTTGGTCGAGGGGCTGTGCCGTGAGTGCCGGGCACGTTCACAAATAGTCAGCAATGATGATGTTGAAGAGGTACCACTCGGTGCCGAGGCGACCGTATCTCATGTGCTATCGGTCGACGGCGAACCACAGGGGATCATGAGGAGACGATGAACATGAAAAAGTCACAGGTACTGCACGCACTATCACGCCATATTGGTGAGCGCCACGGTGTTTGTGGCAGCGTCATTGTCGCCGAGATAACAGGAGACTGGCATAAAAACGCCGTCGCTGAACGTCAACTGCGCGAGTTGATCAAAGAACTACGGCTTGAAGGCGAACATATCTGCGGGCTGCCAAGTACCGGCTACTACATGGCCGAAACACCCGAAGAACTGGAGCGGACCTGTGAGTTTTTGTACAGCCGTTCCGAGAGTACCTGGGCACAGATTGCGGCAATGAAGCGAATCTCTGTCCCCGACTTGCGTGGCCAGCTACACCTGCCAACGTAAACAACATGCAACACGAACCGGAGAATAACTGATGACTACATCCGTCCCAGAGGGATTTATACAAGACCAGCAAGGCCGCCTCGTCCCGCTCGACATGGTCAAAGATATCGACCGCGAGCGGCACGACCTGGTCAATGAACTCGTTACCAGGGCGAAGCAGGCCCAACAGGTCATGGCTCGATTCAAGGGCGAGGCAATGGGTGATATCGAGGCATTCATCGAACTCTCTGCCGAGAAGTACAACGCCAAGATGGGTGGGCAAAAAGGCAACGTCACGCTCACCAGCTTCGACGGCCGCTACAAGATACAGCGCGCTATCTCTGAGTACCTGGTATTCGATGAACGCCTGCAGGTCGCCAAGGCCCTGGTCGATGAGTGTATTCACGAATGGACGCAGGGCAGTCGCTCCGAGATACGCGCGCTGGTCGACCATGCCTTTCAGGTGGATAAGGAAGGCAAAGTCAACACCAGCCGCATCCTTGGCCTCAAGCGTCTCGATATCAAAGACCCGAAATGGCGACAGGCCATGCAGGCCATTGCCGACTCCATGCAGATTGCGGGCAGCAAGACCTACTTGCGGTTATACGAGCGCATCGAAGAGTCAGGCGACTACGAAGCCATCCCTCTGGATATCGCGGCGCTTTAACTCCAGGAGAGAACCAGTGCCACAGCCAACCAAAAAACAGTGGGCAGACGTTGCCAAAAAGTTAGACCGCCTATACGACACGGTCTTCTTTCGCTGTGACGGCTATCTGGTTCAGGCTGTGCTTGGTCGGATAAGTAATAACGGTATTGCCATTGCTATCTATGTGAACGGGTTAGCTGCGGTGCATGAGTGGGTAGATGGCAAGGATGAAGAGCCTCGTCGTTTCTGGCGTCCGATAACACGCTCTTCATTTAAGCAGCGCTACATAAAAGAAATGGAACGAATCGTCGGTAAAGATGAATGTGAGAAGCAAGGGCTTTATAACAAGGAGACCACTTACAACCCATCGTGGCTTCGCCCTTGGCCCTTCATTCGGCACCTCATCAAACACAACGAATCAATCGAGATTATTGACTACGAGACCTACAGGAAAGAAGCGGGCCTGCCCACGGAGAAAGAGAATGTCGAATAGCGTACGCAACACTGACCTCTCAAAAATCCACATTGCCAAGAAGCAACTGGGTATGGATGACGACACCTACCGCGACATGCTGTGGACCATCTCCCGCGTGCGGTCGGCGAGTAACCTTGATGATGCAGGCAGAAAAAAGGTGCTCGACCACCTTCGCGCATGCGGTGCCAAGTTCACCCGCAAGGGCCGAACTACACCCGCCAATGCTCGCGCCGGGCTTATCAGCAAGATCAAGGCACAACTCGGTGCCGCCAAACGGCAAGATGCCTATGCCGATGGTATGGCTAAGAGAATGTTTCACGTGGATCGTTACGAGTGGTGTGACGAAGCACAACTGCGCAAGATGATTGCAGCACTCACCTACGACGCTAAGCGTCACGGGAGAAACTGATGGAAAAGACTAAACAAGAACAGATCGCCAACATGCAGGCAGCGTTCCGCATCATGCTTTACAGCTTGCCGGAAGACGCGAGTGTCAAAGTTTTCCGTGAAGTGGAATCGAATACCGTCGTTATTGAGTACCGCGACGGTGATGGTCTGCAAACGTACAAGCCTGCGGACAGCAAGTAAGGCTATTTGATGGATGCCACGCTCGAACATCTGCCGCCGTCTATCCAGGAACTGGTTGAAATCACCGACCTACCTGCGGCACTTGCTATCGTCGAGGTGCGCGGCGGCATTCGCTTGTGCGTGCCAAGGCGTGCGCGTGAGGACCACTGGCTGGCTGAGTTGATTGGGCTGGAGAATATGGAAAAGCTGATAGCCATCTATGCCGGTGAAGAGATTGATATACCCCGTTGCCTTGCTGCGCTTAAAGCCGCAAAGGACCTGCAGATAGCACGAGATATTGAACAGGGTGTTAGTGGTGCTAGGTTAGCCAGAAAATATGAGTATACCGAACGTGGCATGCGCAAAGTTAAGCGTCGCCTCGAAGAGCGTGGCGAGCTCAAAGAGCGGCAAGGTGATTTGTTTTAATAGATAAGGTTCTTAATGAAGTGTAAGTTGCAGTAGTTCAGACTTGAGCTGACAGGCAGTGTCAGATGGTGCAGGTTCTGAACGTCGGCATGCGGCCAGGAGCGGCCGTTGGGTTATCAATTTATAAATCGATAGCTGACCAACTACAAGGGAACATGGTCTGTCCTCTATGATTTGCCTAATTTGCCTATAATTCAGGTCTGCGACGTCCACTGTCGACGTGACTCCTCAACTTTTTCTTCGACGCACTTAAAGATGTATTCGAAGTCATCGTGCCCAACCACCTTAGTTGAATAAACGGACGCCACGAACATATAGCTATATCGATTCACAATCGTTTTTGCCCGCTCAAGTAACGTACGAATATCATCGAACGTCAGTCCAAATCTTTCGCCGATGTCACCTGGGGAAAGAAGGGCTTTGGCATTCCGGTGAGCCATCCGGCTGCTTCGGTAGACCGTCAACTTCTTAACAATCGGATCAATATTCGAACATGTTGCGATATCGTATGCCAGCGTCGTAGCATCTGGTTTTCGTGAATCTTGCGCGAGGCTTGCGACGTATGGGTTTTCCCTGAGTCGTTCGCGAAACGACTCCTCATCAAACAAATGCAGATTCTCTTGAATCGTCGTTAGCCAATTGCGCAAGTGTAAAGCTCTTGTGTCTTGGTCGTACGCCCTAAACAGCGCATACATACACGAATTCAAATGGGCTTGGAGCGTAAATGTCCAGAAGGTGTTCGATTGTTGGACAACTAGCGGATGCTTGTCGATGGCCTCAACCAGATCCTCGTACATCTGATAGTGAATATGTGCATCGACTACGTCGTTGGACAGCGCCTTCAACAACTGTTCGAATTCAGCGGAATCTTTGATGCTGATCATAGTGTCGAAGGCCTAACGACTTGGGTAAGTTGCGCCGTTTTTTGGCGGCAACTTGACCCTTTTGTTAGACGATATAATTACCTCAATTTGTCTGGCCATTCTTTTAATTCTCGTCTTTCCTTTTTAACGAGGCGTGTTCTCCATACTAGATCTACCATGAGCATAGACATGGCTGTACAAAATCGATCTTTTATTGTTGTATTTTTCTCAAATTCAGCAGGCCCGCGCCAAGGCAAAGAGTTTGTTAGGTCTTTTATTGAATCAGTTTGGAATGACACTTTGTCCCAATTGTGTGCAAACTTATTTCGAATTTTTCGAATTGTTTCCATTTCTTCGAATTCAATTCTGTCTATTAAACCGAGAGCAAAACATGCAGATATTCTCGATGATAGAGTTCCAAAAGGCGCATTCGTACCCTTCAACAATTTTTCACTTTCCTTTGAGTCAATTAAAAATCCTTTTATTATGTCCCCGAGTCTATCTTCAAGCATTGCACCAGCAGTAAGCGCAGCACCTCTGTCAGTCTCTTTTGAAAATTGACTAAAGAATCGTTCGATTTCTTCTAGCTCAGGTTCCAATTGCTTCCTCATATATCTTTATTCGTCTAACAGCATGTTATACGGATTCCCTAGTAGTGCCACTAGTGTCGATTTGGCCTATTGTGCGGATGGCCGCTTTGGGTCGTTTCCAGTCACCGTACCCATTTTAGCCTTATTTTTCTTAATATGTCTGCCCTCGGCCAGGAGCGGACATTCGCAGGCTTGATATAACAAGATGAGGAAACAGACATTTATTCAGAAGGTGGTCCGCGTCTCCTGTTGCGCTGCGGCTTAACGGCGAAGCCTTTTGCTATCATATTCATCGTATAGCGCTCGGCAAGGAGCTCAACCAGTTCCTTCTGAGACATAGCTTGAAGACTTTCTTGATCGGCGTAATTCGGTAGAAGTTCTATAACCCGCTCTTTCAGTGTATCCCGATAACCGTCGACGAAGAAATCGAACATCTCCATCGCGGTCTCGACTCTCCGGTTTTGCTGCTGATAGACGCCGAAATAGGTATCTGGGTGCCTGGCATAGTCGGCTAGTTCGTCAAATGTCATGTCAAACGTAACGATCAATGATTTGTTCGTTGCCGGATCATGAAGTATGCAATGTGCCTTATCATTCATGACTGTTGCTTGCGTAAGCTTCGCATTGACTTCTACCCCATCAGGTCCCGGTACAACATAGAACTGACCGACCTGTAGCCTCGGCGGTGGGTTAGGAACGAAAACCTCCGAAGGTAGCTCACCACCGAATGTCTGCGGAATTTCGCGATGCTCCTCTATGGACTTAAAAAGTTGGAACATGGGCCAATGGCGTTCCCTTGCTCGCGCCGCTTCCCGCAGCGAGGGAAACTCGTCCCCCATGAAGTCGTGTATCTTGAAGCCTTTAAACGAAATGATCGTTGCGAGCGCCGATGTATCGAGCGCGTACTGGTCATTCATGTTCGTTATGCAAACGTAAGCTGCGGGCGCGGGTTTACCGGCAATCTTCAATCCTTCCGACTGTCTTACGATGCGTTCTGCTCGGTCTATTGCGATTTCTGCTGCCTCCAGTGTATGTAGCGGCTTATTGAGGTCGAGAAAGATTAGTCTCTTGTGATCAGCTTTCTTCTCAAGGGCCTCGTAGAGTTTACGGCCCACTCTTGCACGCGAGGAAGCGTTGGATTCAATCTTTCGCGATTTTGCTTCAACGGAATATTTTTCGCCGGTTTCTAAGTATGTAGCAGTGAACTCGCAATGCTTTGATGTTTTGTCCGACTCATCCTCGAATTCCAGCTCGAAACCTGCATTTATCAGCCATGCGGCGACCTGGGTCTCGAAGAAAGCACCTTGGAAATTGTCATTATTCTTCAGTCGCGCGATGAGTCGGGTTTGGATGTCCTTGCCGTTGTGTGTGATGAGATACAGGTTATAAGCGAGCCGGTTATAAGCCGATACCGCACCGGTCTTGGGTGTGGAGAATAAGGCACCTGGTTCTTTGGCATGCGCGGCTTGAAGGTGGCAGACTTTGTCGTACCACTGAATTAATGGATGACGCTCTGCCAGAGGTTTGGCAATCTCGGCATTGCCCCATTCGCTACCCAACGTATGCTTGATGTAATTGGCCAAGAAATCGGGGAAACTCTTCCATTTCCCGTAGTGAAATTTGTTCCCGACTGCGACGAACCGGTATCCCTTGTGCTCCGTCGATATAATCGGTCGGCCCAACCCCTGTTGCTTCTGCCGTTGGAGTTCTTGGGCCTTGTGTTTCTCGAAAAGACGCCGACCCTGTTCGATGATCTCCTTTTCAGCTCTATCCTGGGCAAGCAGGGCTGGGATCGTATGCTGCACCCCACCGTGACAGAGCTTGAATTTTTTGCCGCTGCCGCAAAAGCATGGTTGATTGGGGCCGATCTTGGGGCCGCGACGAAAAGGGGTATTAGTCATGAAGTAAGTACGCAAGCGGTAGCAACTGCATCATGAAAGCCTCAAACTTTTTTACCCACGCCCACATAAGCATCACGTAGCGCTCTGGCAAACACTGTGCCGCGTGTACACGGGGCACACACCTTTTTCCAGAACCTCTAACATCCGCATAATTTTATCAGTCACCTCAAATGTCTGCTTCGGGTCGATTCTTGCCCTTCATCAATCATCATCACTACCAATCAGTAAACGGAACCGCACTGGATGATGATCAGAATAACGTACCCGAAACGCGTTGTGGTTATATGGATCATCGCCTGGGTATGGCTGGTTAAAATCTTCAAACCACGGTACACGCATTGCATCAATGAGATTAATTACCTCAAACTGTCCACCCTTTACCAAACCATTCGTGCTGGAAGCAGGGTGTAGCACATTGTCATATGGTTTTGGCCCGTTAACGTTAGTATTTGTAGTTAGACATGCAGTGCCCGTATTGAGTGCCTGAAAACCTGTAGGCACAATTGCTGCTATCTCGGCACAATTCTTAAAGTTCATATCGCCGAGTATAAAAAAATCCTTTTCATCGTCATCATTAGCAGTCACCCAACTGGCTATCGCATCGAGTTCATGCTCGCGTCGTTCTTTATCTGCGTTCCGATCACCGGGTTTTAAGTGGACGGATATCAGTACAAAGTCATTACCGCCGGTGAGTGTGCGAAACGCTGCAGCATAGGGTACGCGTTCATAATCATCATGGTTGCCGCGTTTGCCTGCTAAAAATCCATTCGGTAAGTCTGCGGCAAGCTCAACGAGTTCAGGCTTATAGAAGGTTACCCACCATTCAGTCGCGGTACTATTCACATGAATTTTGTCTTTTGTGCCGGTATCTTCTTCAGATAGAATAAAGTCATAACCATTCGCCGTCATCGCTTCAAAAAAACGTCGAGCCTCTGTATCAGGGCGATAGGCTGTGCCATCAGGAAAGGTGCCATCGAATGGTGGGGCCACCAGCTCCTGTACGACAACGATGTCAAACGGTGACAACAACGCGGCCAGAGCAGTGTCGTCACGGTTCTTGAAATTTCCCAGGAATTGGATATTGAATGATACGACATCCAGGTGGCCAGCCGTGGGATCGACAAAGAAGGGAGATATACAATCATCATGATGACAATGGTACTCACCGGTGGCACGGTTTACATGCCCACCGTTGTCATCTACTCCGCCCGGGTGTGCTTGCAGTAGTGGAGTTATCAGCAATCCTAACCATAAAACTGCAATGCGACATTTGACAGGTAGTGTATTCATCCTTGTTACCCTATTTAATGTATCATTATTAAGAATAAAGTGGTCAGTACTCTTTTCCGATGACAGCCACAGGTCGTTTCCGGCCATTCAATTATCTAATGTCGACTATCTGAACGGTTGCGCCATAATGTGCGATCAATTATCGTGTAATTAAGAAGAATAGTATACCCTCGGAACGTGTTCCCCCGTTAAAACCATCCCATTGTTGCCTAGTCTGGCAGCATGTCATATCAATTACTCATAGACCGCATTCGAGACAAGGCCCGCGCCTGGCCGTGGCTCTTTTTTGCCGTTATCACAGTATCGTATGTCTCGGTCATCGCCCCGCACCAGGTGGGCGTGCTGTTGTGGTCACTCTCCAAGTTATGCATCGGTGCCTATCTGGGTTACTGGATTGACCGTTCCTTATTCAAGCATGGTCGGCCCGATCATCAGACTGAATTGCAGTGCCGCAACACGGCCTGGCTACGGCGCGCTATCATCGTCGCTGCCACCATCGTGGCACTCGGGTTGGGCGTATGAGACGCCGTTACTCATCGCCACGCAGCGGGTCACGTAGCACGGCCATTGTATTTATAGCACTCATGCTCGGCATGCTGTTGATGGCTGTAGTGGGCAGTGCTCTGGCTGAAGGCTCGATACCGGCCAATGCCAAACGCTATCAACGCACGCTCATGCGCGAGGCACAGGCACACTGGGGGCTTAATGCCCCTGTCGCACGCTTCGCTGCACAGATTCACCAGGAGAGCGGCTGGCGCATCACGGCCAAGAGCCGCTATGCCGATGGCCTTGCCCAGTTCACACCCAGCACCGCCGAGTGGATTGCTGAAATTTACCCGGCACACCTCGCCAACGCCGCACCGTATTCGCCGCAGTGGGCGATTAAGGCTTTAGTCATATACGACAAGTATCTGTTCGATCACATCCAGCCGCAGCACGCCGGGTTGATGGATGAGTGTGACCGCTGGGCAATGGCGCTGTCTGCGTACAACGGCGGTCTCGGTTGGGTGAATCGTGATCGCCGTCTGACAACAGCGAACGGCGACGATCCCGACCGCTGGTTCGGCAACGTCGAGAACCACACGCAGCGCGCCGACTGGGCGCGTGATGAAAACCGCCGCTATCCGCAGCGCATCCTTTGCATCCTTGAGCCACGTTACCTGCGCCAGCACTGGTTCGGAGAGCCTGAGTGTTAAAGCTTCTGAAATTATTCCTGCCCACATCGAAGATGGCATGGGGAGGATTGGTTGCGGCACTGGCCGCCGTTTTCGCGTTTGGCCTCTGGGTCGGCGTAACCAATGCCAGCAACGCCTGCAAGGCCGACAAGTTAACGACGGTTGAACGTGCCATTAAACAGGCACAAGCCGTCGCCGATGAGAACTATGAGATTGAACTGGATCATGTGCTAACCCAGGCAAACCGCCGCGCCGAGTTTCGGGTGCTGAGAGAGAGGGCAAAAAAACATGCAACTGCGCACCCTGAGCTTAATGACTGCAGTCTCGATGCTGACGGCCTGCAGTTTTGGATCGATGCCAATCGCGGACGTCGGCACTGACCGGCTGCCAGCGGACATGGCACAACCCTGCCCGAATGAATTGCCCGTGCCGAACAGTGGTCGTTTGCCCGATTTGCTCGATAACCATATCGAGTCGGCTGAACTGTATCACCGCTGCCGCATTCTGCATGACAGCACGGTAAAGTGGATTCGTAAACGAGAAAATAACAATGGTAAATAGATTCCCAGACCCACTCGACACTGCCAAGCAGTTGGAGATGGAGCAACGCAAGAAGGCGCTCGATGCGCATGCAGAGAAAGTCGCTAACGATATAGCAGACCTGCCAGCTCCCTGCCACGACGACGATGGCAACCGCGTCTGCTGTAGCTGTACCGTTGTGATACCCAAAGCCCGTCTCGAAGCGCAGCCGGAGTCAGTCTTTTGTGTGCCGTGCAAAGAGCAGTGGGAGGCGGCGCGATGAATGCAGGCATTAATTGGGAAACACTTGTAACCATATTGGCATTGCTCGCGGCGGTTGCCGGGCTTCTCAAGTACGTCTTCTATTTGCTGGATAAACACAAGGAGCATGTATCAGAGAAGCTCACCGATCATGCCAAGAGGCTAGACACCCATGAGTTGGATATCAGGGCTCATGGTGAACGCCTTGAAACAACCAAGGCAGAACTGCATAAGCGGGTAACGAATACCCGCGAGGAAATGCATCGAGATTTTGCCAGAAATGAACACCTCGACCGCAAGCTTGATGAGCACGGCAAGGTACTCGGTAACATTTACACCAGGATGAACGATATGGCTGGTGACCTTAATCAGGTGATCGGGGCGCTCAACGGCAAGGTAAAGGGCAAGCACGATGGCGACTGATAAACACATCATGCACCTTCGTCGCCTGCGTGTACTGCAGGCATTGTCTCGCGCCACGCCTGACCCTGTTGGCCAGAGCCTGATTCTGCAGGCAGTGCAAACCGACCCTGAGCTTTCACCCACCATCGAACGTGTGCAGTCGTCGCTAACGTATCTGGCCAGGGTCGGTTTTGTAGACGTTATAACCATCGATGGTTCTTACTGGATGGCTGGGCGCATTACCGAGGCTGGCCATGCCTGGTTGAATGCCGACGTACAAGACGACCAATTAGAAATCTATCACCCGGCAACACTGCCTGCACCGGCACCGGTTGAAAAACGAGGCCGCCTGTCTACGGTCGTCACGCTGCCGCCAGAGGTTAAGGCGTGGCTAGACCAGGAACTGATGCGCCGCAACTTTACCGGCTACATCGAACTGTCCGATCTCCTCGAGGAACAGGGCTACGAAATCAGCAAGAGTGCAGTCGGTCGCTACGGCAAACGTTTCAAGGAAGAACAGAAGCAGCTCAAGCAAACCATCGAGATGGCGCGGGCTATCTCCGAGGTTTATGGCGATGATGGTGCCGACATGAACCAGGCTATCACGGCGCTGATGCAACAGGAGGTGATGGCCATCATCCGCGACAAGACCTACAGCGAAGAGATTAAGTTGCCGCAGCTTATCCAGGGCGTGGCACAGCTCAACAAATCCAGCCTGGCCACCATCAAGTTTCAGATTGAACAGAAGGCCAGAAAGCAAGCGCTCGATGATGCGGCCGAACTGTTTACTCCAGAAGCCGCGGCGCAACAGGGCCTCAACGCTGAACAGGCACAGTTCTGGCGGGAACAGGTACTGGGCGTTAAGTGATGGGCAGCACTCCTTCAGACGTCATCCGCATAGTAGGCTGGGAAGAACTCCCGGCCTCCGTGCGCGAGATCCCGTCCACGCATAACCCAATGGCCGATGGCTTGCTGATGAAACACCAGAAAGAGTGGATCGCGCTCTGCCAGGAGCAAGACCTTACCATTGCTGAAAAGGGTCGCCGTACCGGCATCACCTATGCCTCAGCACTTGATGGTTCAATCACAGCGGCCAGTCAAAAGAACGCAGGCGGCGATAACATTTATTACATCGGTGACACCAAAGAAAAAGGTCTGGAGTTCATTGGCTACTGTGCCCACATGGCCAAGGTCATGGCGATGGCAATGGCCGAGGGCTGGAAGGGTATTGAAGTATTTCTATTTGAAGACCAGCAAGAGGATGGCAGTAGCCGTCAGATAACCGCCTACCGCATTCGCTGGGCGACTGGGTTTGAGATTGTGGCGCTGTCGAGTAATCCGGCAAACATTCGAGGCTTGCAGGGTATCGTTATCATTGATGAGGCCGCGTTCCATCAGAACGTGCAGGCCGTCATCGATGCCGCACTGGCATTGATTATCTGGGGTGGCAAGATCCGGATCATCAGCACGCACAACGGTGCCAGCAACCCGTTCAACCAACTCATCAAAGACAGTCGTCTCGGCGAGAATGACTTCAAAGTCTATAACGTATTTTTCGATGATGCCGTTGCCAACGGCCTTTATGAGCGCGTGTGCTTCATGAAGGGCTGGGAACCAACACCGGAAGGCAAGAAGGCCTGGTACAAGAAGGTTCGTGGTGCCTACGGCTCAAACAGAACCGCCATGCTGCAGGAACTGGATGGCATACCAAGCGAAGGCAGCGGCGTTGCTATTCCTGGCATCTTGATCGAAAACTGTATGACAGAGGAACGGCCTGTCTTACGCCTTGCGCTTGATGATGAGTTTGCCGTCAAGACCGAAGCCTACAAACGCAGCTGGGTGGAAGGCTGGATTAACGACCATTTAACGCCTGTTCTGGACACCCTTAACCCGGATGTGTCACACGTCTTCGGCGAAGACTTTGCCAGGCATGGCGACTTCTCCATCGTTGCCCCGATGTCCACCGAGCAAAACCTTGCCCGCCGTGTGCCGTTTCTGCTTGAGATGAAGAACACGCCTACCCGGCAACAGGAACAAATCCTCTGGCACCTCATTGAGCGCCTGCCACGCTTCACTGGCGGGGCAATGGACGCCACGGGTAACGGTGCAACGCTTGCCGAGTACACCGCTGATAAATTTGGCCGACCACTTATCCAGGAGATCATGCTGAACGATGCCTGGTACAAGGCAAACATGATCAAGGTGCAGGCCGCATTCGAAGACCAGGTGCTCGACCTGCCAAAGGATGCCGATATAAAAAATGACATCCGCGCCCTGCAGATGATCGACGGCATCATCAAGCTACCCAAGCTACGCACACAAGATACAAAGAACAGCGAGTTTAAACGTCACGGCGATTCGGCTATCGCTATCGCCCTCGCTTACATCGCCAGCCTTATGGACGTAGAAGAGTACAGCTACCACGCCATCCCTAATCCACGTCGCCAGCAAAATGTTGATCGCCTGTCGCGTCCTGTCCGTATCACGGCCGGGTTCGGTAGGCGCGGAGGAATCATGTAATGCCAAAAGATATCCGCATCCTTGGGCCGAATGGTAAAGCCATTCGCAAGCAAGACCTTACTCAGGAAATCGCTACCGCCAGCCTCACTGGCGTGCGTACTGTCTGGGGCAATGGCTCCATTGCCGAAGGCATTAACCCGTCACGGCTGGCTGCCATCCTGCGCAATGCGGCGGAAGGTAATACCAATGAATTCCTCACTCTTGCCGAAGAGATGGAAGAGCGTGAGCCGCACTACGGTTCAGTGCTTGCCACACGCAAGCGTGCTGTGACCAAGTTGCCTGTTACGGTCGAGGCTGCGAGTGATGATGCCAAAGACGTCGAGCTGGCCGATGCCGTGCGTAACCAGGTGCGCCGCCCCCAGTTCCGCAAAATGAAAAAGGCGCTGATGGATGCGCTGGGTAAAGGTTATAGCGTGGTCGAGATCATGTGGGACCGCAGCGGCCGTCAATGGCAGCCGAAGGAATTTGTCTGGCGCGACCCCCGCTTCTTCATGTTCGACCGAGTAACCGGGCGCGAGCTGCGCTTGCTCGATGAGCAGGACATGATGAATGGTATCCCGTTGGGGCCCTATAAATTCATCAAGCATGTGCCGCAACTCAAAATGGGCCTGCCAATCCGCGCTGGTCTCGCTCGCCTGGTTGCCGTCAGTTACATGTGTAAGAGCTACACCCTCACCGACTGGATGGCATTCGCCGAAGTGTTTGGCATGCCCATTCGTGTCGGTCGTCATGGTCCCAATGCCACCAAGGACGATATCGAAACCTTGATCAGTGCCGTGGCCAATATCGGCAGTGATGCGGCAGCGGTGATCCCTGACTCCATGAAAATCGAATTTATTGAAACAGCCAAGGCATCAGGCGGGCATGAGTTGTTCCAGAACCTCGCTGAGTGGCTTGATAAACAGACCTCAAAGGCTGTGCTCGGTCAGACCATGACCACCGACGACGGTAGCAGCCAGTCACAGGCCAATGTCCACGACGAGGTGCGTGAAGACATTCAGGAAGACGATGCCCATGACCTGGCCGATACCCTCAATGAAGGGTTTGTGCGGCCGTTTATCGACCTGAACTATGGGCCGCAGGAGAGCTACCCAAGCATCGGCATTAACGTGCCACAGCCGGAAGACCTGAAGGCGCTCTCTGAAGCGTTGGAGATACTGGTACCGCTCGGCTTGCGTGTTGAAGAGTCAGGGATACGCGACAAGTTTAGCCTGGCCGATCCCGCCAAGGGCGCAACACTGCTGCAGCCGCAGGGCCAACCAGTGGCAACGGAGACCGGTGCCAACCGTTCACATGCACACTGCCCGACCTGTGCCACCGCAATGAATCGTGACACCGCACCCGCCGATGAGGTTGACGAACTGGCTGATGCCGCCGCTGAAGAGTGGGAGCCGGTCATCAATGAAGTGCTCGATCCTGTTGAAGCGATGGCCGAACGGGTGGACAGTTACGAAGCGTTTCTTGCCGAGCTGCCCGGGCTCATTGAAGAGATGGGTGCCGACGAACTGGTTAAGCGACTGGCGCTGGAAACATTCAAGGCACGCGGTGTTGGTGATGCAGAGTAATGCCTGACTTCACCTTCCCTGGTCCCGTACCCAAAGATGCCCTGGACTACTTCCGTGATAAGGAACTGCGCGTTGGTTTCGACTACCGTGATGTATGGGGCGAAGAACATGCCAACGCCTTCACCGTGGCCAAGGCCATGCAGCTTGATGTGCTCGATGATGTTCGCGGTGCGCTCGATGAGGCATTGGCCGATGGCACAACCTTCCAGCAATTCAAAAAAGAATTAAAGCCTCGCCTGCAGAAGAAGGGTTGGTGGGGCCAACAAGAGCAGGTCGACCCGGCATCGGGTGAGAAACGCCTGGTGCAGCTGGGTAGCCCGCGTCGCCTCAAGACTATCTACCGTGCCAACCTGCGCAGTGCCCGTGCCGCCGGGCAGTGGCAGCGTGCGCAACGTACCAAGAAGACGCACCCTTATCTTATATATGAACTCGGCCCCTCTGAAAAACATCGAGCTCAGCATGTTGCCTGGGCGGGGATCATCCTGCCGATTGACCACCCGTTCTGGAAGACCCATTACCCGCCGAATGGTTGGGGCTGCAAGTGCCGTGTGCGCCAGGTATCACGCCGTGAACGCGAGCGCCTGGTGGCGACCGGTAACTATCTCACCGAGGCCCCCACGATCAAGACCCGGAAGTGGCTGAACAAGCGCACAGGTGAATCACTCGATGTACCTGAAGGGCTCGACCCGGCATGGATGCGCAACCCCGGACAAGACCGCACACGTGTGTTGCGTGAGCGTTTAACGCAGAAGGTCGCCTCTGTTGATCAGCAGTATGCCAGCGCCGCTGTTAATTCGATCATCAAGACCCCAGTGCTCGATGGCTGGATGAAAAAACCGGGCGGCGAGTTGCCCGTTGGCATCATCAGCCGCGACATGCAGAAGGCACTCGGCAGCACGTCACAGATGGTGCGCCTGTCTGAGGCCACGCTCGACAAGCAGTCCCGTGGCCACGCCGAACTGACGGCCGCCCACTACCGCTACCTGCCGGACCTCATCCATCGCGGGGTGGCCATCCGTCAGGGGAAAAACAAGCTGGTACTGTTCCGGCGTGAGGCCGGGAAATGGCAGAAGGCCGTGGTCAAGGTCACAGAGGATGGCAAGCGGGTCTATCTGGTGAGCTATCACCCGGCCGACCCACGCGAGATGCGTCGCATGATGAAGAGTGGCTCGGTGATTAGAAGCGTAGAAAAGTAGAGACGTTGGTGGGGCCTGCCATCCGGCCAGGCCGGAAACCCCACAAAGCACTCCGTCCCGAGGGACGTGTTACGGCAGGCAGAATGTCACCGCGTCGCAACGTCTATTCGTAGGATAGCACAAAATCCCCCCATTCGACCTCGGCCGCCACAGCGCCCCTGTGCACCCCTGAGAGGCTCTGGGTGCTGCCGTACCCCTGCCTTTTTGGTTCACCCCGTTTAACCCCCGTTTAACGGCCGGATAAAACGCTAGTCCGTTCCACATCCCGAGGCAGAATCGGCCCAGGCGAGAAAATCACCGAATCTGAACAATATTCCGGCAGCGCATATATAAGACTGGAAATGTGGCCGTGCTGTTCCGACCTTGCCAACCCGCCTTCTCACTGGTAGCGTGGAATGGTCCCTGTTCTACCTATCCCCGGAACGCGTTCCCCCGTTATTTAGTAAGTCAGCCCGCCTAATCTGGCGGCATGCACAAACACCACGACCTAGCCATCGCCGTGAACAAGGCGCTCGAATCGGACCAGCGCATCGCGCTGTGCTTCGCCCTGCCTGAAGACGGCAGTGTGCCGGAGTGGGTCGAGCTGGTCCCGGCTGGCGATGTCAAAGGGGTCGATGGCCGTAAATGGATCAATGACCGGCCACAGGCCATCCTCGATTATCACAAGGCCATGCAGGCGCAAGGCCGCGACCTCCCGTTTGACTGGGAGCACAGCACCGAAATTAAAGCCCCCAAGGGCGAAGAGGCACCCGCCTCTGCCTGGGGCGTTGAGATGCAAAACCGCGAAGGTGTTATCTGGGCACGCCCTGAATGGACCGAACGTGGCCGAAACTCGATTGCCTCTCGTGAGTACCGCTACCTATCCCCTGTTCTGGTGTACGAGAAGAACACCCGCCGCATCGTCGGCATCGCATCGGTTGGGCTGACCAACAGCCCCAACCTTAATTTAACTGCCCTTAACCGGGAAATGAATCCCGATTCCATCGACCATGAGGAGAATCCAATGGACGAAGCATTGCTACAGGCCCTCGGCCTGACTAAAGACGCCAATCTGGCGAGTGCCCTTAACGCTATCAATCAGCTCAAGGGTGATCTGACCACGGCCAACAATCGCGCCGAAAGCCCGAGCCTGGAAAAGTTCGTGCCGCGTGCCGATCACGACCAGGCACTGGAACGTGCCGCCAATGCCGAGCAGAAGCTGGCCGACCATGAAGCCGCCACGCTTGACGCTGACATTGAAACGGCCATTAACAGTGCGTTAGAGGCAGGCAAAATCACGCCTGGCACGGCCGAGTTCCACAAGGCGAACTGCCGACAGGAAGGTGGCCTGGCACGCTTCAATGACTACGTTGCTGCCGCGCCGGTGGTTGCCGCTGCCTCCGACCTCGATGGCAAGACAGTGCCTGGTGAGACAGACAAGGCGCTGAATGCCGAACAGAAAAAGATCGACGCCATGTTCGGTCATTCCTCTGACGACGTTGCCAAGCACGCCGACGCGTAACGGGTCTCGAACTCACTCATAGAACAGGAGAAAAGAAATGCTGACTTCAGATCGTAACACCCCGCACAAGGGCACCGAGATTCTGGCCGTCGCGGTGGCGGCCGCCGCCGTCATTCATGCAGGAGCCATTGTTGTGGCTAATGCAACCGGCTTTGCCGCTCAGGGCACTACTGCCCTGAACCTCACCTACCTTGGCCGCGCCGAAGAGGCCGTGGACAACACCGCCGGTGCCGATGGCGATGTTTCCATTCAGGTGCGCCGAGGCAAGGCGTTCCAATGGAACAACTCAGGGGCTGATCCAATCACCCAGGCTGAACTTGGCAAGGTCTGTTACATCGTAGACGACGAAACCGTGGCCAAGACAAATGGCGTCGGCACACGCTCCGCTTGCGGCGTAGTGGTCGGTATCGATGCCGATGGCGTTTGGGTCGAGTAGTACTAGCCCATAACGAATAACAACACCTGATTATTGACGATAGGAGTAACAAACGATGTTAATTAACAAAGCCAATCTGGAGCGCATCTTCGCTAACTTGAAGACCTCCTTCCACAACGCCTTTGAAGCGGCTCCCTCTACCTGGGAAAAGATCGCCATGAAGGTGCCTTCCACGGGTGCTCAGAATGATTACTCGTGGCTTTCTAATTTCCCAAAGATGCAGCGCTGGATTGATGAAAAAGCCATCAAGGCCCTGAAGGCCTTCAAGTATGTCATCACCAATGACGACTTCGAGACCACGGTTGAGGTTGATCGCAATCATATCGAGGACGACAACATCGGCATCTATGGGCCGCAAGCCCAGGGTGCGGGTTTTGCCTCCAAGCAGTTCCCCGATGAGCTGGTGTATGAAGCGGTTAATGCTGCCTTCGCCACGCCGTGCTACGACGGCCAGTTCTTCTTCGACACTGACCATGAGGTAAAAGGTGCCAGCGTCAGCAACAAGGGAACAAAGGTACTCGCTATTTCCACACTGGCTCTTGCCCAGGGCAGTTATGGTGCCGGTCGCACCGCCATGCGCAAGTTCAAGGATGATGAAGGTCGTCCTCTGGGCGTTCGCCCTAACATTCTGTTGGTACCGCCTGCACTGGAAGATACCGCTAATGCGCTAATGAGCGTCGACAAGCTGGAAGACGGTAAGCCCAACCCTTACAAGGGCACCGCTGAAGTGGTGGTGGGTGACTGGCTGACTTCTGACACCGCCTGGTTCCTGTTGGATACCACCAAGCCGGTGAAGCCGTTCATCTACCAGGAACGCAAGGCCCCAGTGTTTGTCTCGCAGACCGATATGAATGCCGACGGCGTGTTCCTGCGCAAGAAGTACCTCTTCGGTGCTGAAGCGCGCGGCGCATCCGGCTACGGCTTCTGGCAGCTGGCCTGGGGTTCTGACGGCACCGTATAACGCCAACCATGATAAGGGCGGGTTTAACCCGCCCTTAACTTGAACGCAAACAGATAACCAGGGGATAGCTCTCATGGCTGAAGAATCAAAGAACGAAAATAAGCAGGAAGGTAGTACGGCCGCATCCAGTGCGCCTGCGGCTACCTCACCGGAAAAAAAGAAAGTCGCTGCAAAGAAAGTGGCGAAGAAAAAGGTAGCGAAGAAAGTCGCTACAAAAAAAGAAAGTGACATCGACGGCGTTTGGGTAAAGACCAAGCCCGGCGTCAAGTCATTCCGCCGCGCTGGTTTGGCATTCAATGAAGTCGGTTATGGCATCGCACTCGATGCGCTGACCAAAGAACAGTTGAAAGCGCTCAAGGATGAAAAGAATCTCATCGTTGAACACACCACCTTCATCACCGACGGCATCACTATAGCCAGAAAGGAATAATCACGCATGTACGCCACACAACAAGACATCATTGATCGCTACAGCCTGGAAGAGTTGTTGATCCTGGCTGACCGCGATGATGATGGTGTGGCGGACGCGGACGTTGTGGACCGGGCACTGATCGATGCCGATGCCGAGGTCAACGCCTATCTGGCCGCAAAGTATGACTTGCCGTTAGCAACAACGCCGGATGTTATCACCAGATTGTGTGTCGACATCGTTATGTACCGACTTGCCGATGATGCCGGTACCGCAACCGACGAACGCCGCCTACGTTACGACGACGCAGTGACATTATTGAGCCGCATCGCAAAAGGCATTGTAAGCCTCGGCTTACCCAAGCCACCCGCATCAAGCAATGGTGGTGTCACCGTAACAAGTAACGATCGACGATTCAAGCGAGGGACGCTGTTGTGAGCCTAGGGTTTCGATACAACCTCAATGACTTAGCCAGGCTGCAAAAACGTCTCGCCAACCTGCCACAGTCAATTGACCTGTATGGCCTCGCTGAAGCGTTATCGGCAGAGGGTGAGGCACAGACCCGTCGCCGTATCTCCAGTGAGAAAAGCAGTCCCGAGGGTAAGGCATGGGAGCCCTGGTCAGAAGCTTACGCAGCAACCAGGCATGGCGGTCATTCGCTATTGGAAAACGAAGGCGATCTACTCGACTCGATTCAAGGTTTCGTTGAAGGCACAACGGCTGGCTGGGGAACCAATTTGATTTATGGCGCTACGCAGCATTTTGGTGATGAAGACCGTGGCATCCCCAGCCGAGAATATTTAGGCTTGAGTGCTGAGAATGAAGCCGACCTGGTCGCCGTAGCGGATGACTGGATTGATTCTCATATCGGAGCGGCATTGCATTGAGCATTCAATCAAATCGCGCAGCCATTGCCGTGCAGCTCGCCGCCGCGCTCGCCGCCATCGAGGTTGATGTGCATGAGCATGCCGGTCGCTTTGATAAAAATGAACTGGGTCGCATCGCGGCCAAGGCCCCTGCAGTTTTTCTCGCCATGTTGAATGTTACTGACATGAGAAAAGAAATGGGTGAAGTGGCCGGCGTGGTTCGCTGGGGTGTCTTTGTTATTACCAAGGACACCTCTACGAAGAGTCGTGACGATATCGGTCTTGAGGTTGTGCAAGTGCTAACCGACCTAATCACCGACTACGACTTTGGCCTTGAGGCGCAGCCCGCTGAACGCTTCAACATTAACAATCTGTACCGTGGCGGCATTGCAAAAAAAGGTGTGGCCATGTGGGCGGGCGAATGGACGCAGCTGATGAACATCGGCACGCCGTTCGATATCAACACGCTCAACGACTGGTTGGTATGGAACGCTGAGCATTCCCTGGCACCAGGTGAAGATGAGCCTGCTGCAATAGACAAAGTAACAGCACCATAAGGAGAACAATGTGAGCAAGATAATTCATATTAAACCCGCCGTTAATGAGCAGACGGATAAGAAAGGTCAGCAGTTGCAAGTTCGCATGCCCGATAAGCCAGGCACCTTTATGCCGTCGTATGGTGCAGAAGTGCCATACAACTCGCACTGGCTACGTCGCATTAAGGATAAAAGCGTGGTGGAAATCACCGCCGATGAATTCATAAAGGGTAAAGCCGCCGCCAAGAAAAAAGCAGCTGCTGAAGCCAAGACCCAGACTGCACAGACCAACTAGGAGTAATCAGTCATGCCACAGACAATTCCGTTTAACGAGATGCCTGCCAACTGGCGTCTGCCCGGTGTACATATCGAAATCAGTAACCTGCTGGCGGCTCAGGCGGAGCAACAGTTCAAGGTGCTGGTGATTGGTCAGCGACTAGCTACAGGTACGGTAGCCGAAGGTTTGCTGCATCGCATTACCGATGGCGTTAACCAGGGCGAAGAGAACTATGGCCGTGGCTCCATGCTCGCCGAGATGCTCAAAGCCGGTAAGGCTGTCGATGAGTTCACCGAAATGTGGGCCGTCTCTCTCGATGAAGCGGCTGCAGGTGCAGTAGCCACAGGCACTATAAATATCACCGGTGCAGCCACGAAGTCAGGGACGCTGGCGATTTATATCGGTGGCACTCGTGTACGTGTCGCAGTGACCGCAGGCGATGCCGTCGCCACAGTGGCCGCCGCCATCGCAACCGCCGTCAATGCCGACACGTCTCTGCCCGTTACGGCGGCCTCTGCATTGGGTGTTGCCACACTCACTTGCCGATGGAAGGGTGAGACTGGCAACGATATCGATGTTCGCCTCAACTTCTATGGTGAAAAAACGCCAGAAGGCATTGCTGTTGCTATTGCAGCAATGAGTGGCGGTACCGCCAACCCGGACATCACGCCTGCCCTGGCTGCAATGGGTAACGAATGGTTCAACTGGATTATTTTCCCTTACGCGGATGCTGCCAACCTTGCCCTGCTTGAAGCAGAGTTAGGCGACCGTTGGGGACCTGTTAAACAGATGGGTGCTCGAGCCTTTATGGCCTTCCGTGGCAATCATGCGGCTACCGGTACCTTTGGCTCTGGGCGTAACTATCCGCACGTGACCTGCCTCGGCACCAACATTGCGCCACAGTCGCCTTATATTATTGCGGCTATCGATGCCATGACAGCAGCCAACCCACTGGCCCTCGATCCTGCACGCCCACTGCATACGCTGGAGCTTGAAGGAATGATGGCACCGGCAATTGAAGACCGCTGGACAGACTCTGAACGTAACCTGCTTTTGTACGATGGCATTGCCACCTACACCGTAGGTGCCGATGGTCGCTGTCGCATTGAACGGCAGATAACGACCTATCAAACCAACGCAGCGGGCCTGGGCGATATCTCTTATCTGGATATCAACCGACCTGAAACCTTGGAGCGTGTGCGTTTCGAACAGCGTGCTCACATTGCCAGCCTGTTTATCCAGGGCCGTTACAAACTCTCCTCTACTGAAGAAAACTTCGGTGCCGGTGCTCCCATTATTACTGAGAGCGTGATCCGGGCTGAGTTGTTTGGATTGTACAAGGGCTTTATCGAGGAGCGTGCTTGGTGTGAAGACCTAGAAGGCTACATGGCCACGGTGGTGATCGTTATCGATACCGCACTCGGCACCATCACTTGGAAAGATGAACCACGACTGATTGGTCAGGCTCGAGCATTTGCTGGTCTGGCTCAGTTCCGCATTTAAGGAGTAAGCAATGAGCAGACTGACATATATAGCCACCGTCACTATTGACGGCAAAACCTACAAGTTCGCCAACGCCGTCACCTTCAATCCGGGCGGCATTGCAAAAACGCCCGAGGTGCATGGTGGCAAGACGTACTACACCGGAGAAGAGATGCCTGCGCTTATCAAAGGCACTCTGTTGCACGATAAGGATGCCGATATCATTGCGCAGGGCGAGATCGAAGGTGCCAATGTGCTGGTCCAGGCTAACACAGGTCAAAAATGGATCGTGCGTAATGCCGAAACCAAAGACCCGCTTGAGGTTGATCTTGGTACCGGCAAGGCACCCTTTGAAATGTTCGGTGATAAAGCAGACCGAATGTAAGCCAATTTAATTTAAGCAGGAGCAATATCGCATGAGCGAAACGCAGAACGAACAAAACAACTTATACCTTCAGTCAGATGGTACGGCAGCTGGTAAGTTGAAACACGGCCTGAAGATTGGTGATACTCAGCCTATGACTGACTTCGCAATGAAACCTGTGGCGACTGCGCAGGAAATGTTCGATGCCGAGCAGGAGGCAGGGGTGGATACACCGCTGAGTTTCAACGCCGCCATGATGGCACGGCAGATGGTACGTATCGGAACTTATGAAGGGCCATTTACCCTCGGCGTGATCGGCACCCTGAGCCCGTCTGACTACGGCATTCTCCGCACCGCGCAGATGGAGATGGAACAAGCGGGAAACTAAGAACAGCACGGCAGCAGACAATATGGGATGCCGTGCTGTTAATTGCCATAAAGACGGGTTGGTCACGCAGTGAAATTCTTGCGTTACCCGCCGACGAATTCACCCACATCATGGACAAACTGACCGAAACCAATGAACACTGAAATGACACTCGCTATGCGACTGTATCTGGAGTCCACCCAATTCAGGGGTGGTCTTCGTCAGTCTGGTCGTGAAGTCACAGGATTTACCGGCAAGGCAAAGCGTGAGCTAGGTCAGCTCAAAAGAATGTTCGGTGGCATCAAGGGGCAACTAGCTTCTCTGGGTGTTGCCTTTGGCGGGGTCCTTTTAACAAAACAATCTGCCCAGTTAGACAAGTCATTAACGCAGCTTGGACAAACGGCAGGTGAAGATAAAAAGAAGGTGCGCGAATTGCGTGCCGAGCTGTTCCGAATGACTCAGGAAACTGGGCAAGGCCTGGACGATTTGCAGGGTGGTTACAACAACCTGATCCAGGCTGGCCTTAGTTGGGAGCAGTCGCTCGCCACCATTGACGCTATCAACCCAGCGATGGCAGTAACCAGTGCCAAGGCCAATGTTCTCGCCTCCGGCCTTACTGTGGCGGCAGAAGCATTTGACTTCGACCTTTCCAAGCCGGGTCTCGCTGTCACGCTGCTAGATAAAATGGTAGTGGCAGGCCGACTTGGTAACGCCGAGTTGGAAGACTTGTCGAGTATCTTTGCTCGTGTAGGTGTGAATGCAAAAACGGCCAACCTGTCCTTTGATGAGACGCTCGGTTTTCTTGAGCAGCTATCTCTCATTGAGCGTGCGCCGGAACGTTTGGCAACACTGGCAGATAGCACGCTACGGCTCTTTACTAATGAGACTTACAAACGCAATGCACAGAAAAAGTTAAAGGTAGACTTCTACAACGATGACGGCTCTTCTCGTGGTGCATTCGATGTACTCAAGGATATCCAGGCTAAGTACAAAACGCTAAAATCTGATCGTCAGCGTGCTGCATTTATCCAGGCCGGTTTTGGCCAGACCGACCTCGACACCAAGAAAGGTCTCCGCACGCTGTTATCCGGTAATAACTTGCAGAGCATCGATGGCATGGTGAGTAACATCAGTCAGGCAGGCGGAACTATAAAGCGTGACCTGAGTGATGCACTGGACAACTCCATCGACCAGACAGGTCGGCTCAAGGCGGCGTTGCGAGAAGCAGCTGATGAATTTGTTAGTCCGATTAACTCCGTAATTTCAGAGTCCATTAAGTTTGGCCTGGATAAAAAAGAAAACGGTGGTCTTGGATTAGATGGCAAGGAAATAATCGGCGGTGGTATCGGGCTGCTCGCAGGTACTGCGCTGGCTGCGCGTTATGGCGGCAAGGCCGTTAAGGCGATAGGCGGCAAGTTGTTCGGCACGGCCGGTGGTGTGGCAACAGGCAAGGCACTGGAAGCGGCTGCGGGTGTCACCCCCGTTTATGTCGTGAATATGCCTAGCGGCATGGGCATTGATGGCCTGGCATCAGGAAGGCTCGGTGCGGCGGGTGGACTCGTACCAAAAACAGTTAGCAAACTTAAAGCCACCATTGGTTTGTTGGGCGGTGTGAATCTCAAAAGCTTGTCGATGATGGGTGCCGGGGCATTGAGTACGGCTGGACTGGCAGTTGGAGCGGCAGGTGCGGCGGGCTACGGGGCAGGCACATTGGCCAATGATTACCTGATCTCCGGCACGTCTACGAGTGACGCTATCGGTGAAGCGCTAGCTCGCATTGCCGCATTCTTCGGTAACGATGAAGCACAGGCAGCTATAGCGCGTACAGAAAAATATGAGGCCTCGCTAAAAGTCACGGTCGATGATGAACGTGTTCGTGTCACTCGTGTTGAATCAAGCAAAGGCTTCAATATGGATGTTGATGCCGGAATGGTAATGGCAGGGCCATGATGTTACGTCAACTGATCAACAATCACGCCTCTTGGCTCATCAATAAATGGGGACGTATCGCCAACGCCACAAAACCAACCCGCCGTCGATTTGCCAATATCGATACCAGGTCGCTTATCGCCAACAACGGTATAGAAAAGGTTGTGCCCTGCCGCTCTCCATTTATTGGGAAGGCTGGACGGGTTGTCAGCAATTTTAATCTTAAAGTTAACGCCCTTTACCCAGCCAGCATTTCGGGAACCAATTCCTCCTATAGAGGCTTCGACCTGTTCGATATCAGAGGCGTATTTCTTAAGGCCATCGCACGTCGTAAACAAGAGCTTGCCCGTCTGCTTGATAACGGCCATCTGTTCGGGCGTTGCACCCGGAGCATGAATGGTGAGACTGGCTTTCTTGGCCTCATAAGCCTCCTCAAAATCAAGAACGCCAGAGAAAATGGCGACAGAGATAATAATCAAGATAGCGGCAATCCAACGCATAGCAGCACTTCCATATATTTGAATGATGTGTGGAGTATAGCATGAGCCTGAAAGGAAGCTTCCGTGGAGCCGATTTTTTCATACCAGAGGATGACGTTGAGCTAGGCCGACGCAACCAGGTGTTTGAGTACCCGCTGCGTGATGATGCCTATGTTGAAGACATGGGCAAGAAGGTCCGGAAGTACAATATTCCAGCTGTCGTCATAGGTAAGGATTACAAGCAAGCGAGGGATAAACTGATAGTGGCGCTGGAAAAGCCGGGTGCGGGCACGCTGGTACATCCCGAGTTTGGCACCATGCAGGTTTCTATTGTCGCTGCACGCATGAAGAGCAGTAGCCGCGAGCTAGGCAAGGTCACTTTTTCCATCTCCTTTGTTCAAGCCAAGGACCAGCCGCGTTATCCAACCGCAACCAATGACACCGCAGAGATTGTTGACACAAAAGCCAACGACGCACTCGGAGCCGTGCTGACCGATTTCAATACAGGTTTCAATGTTACCGGATTTCCGCAATACATCCGCGATGCCGCGAGCGGCCTTTCCGGTACCGCGCTCGATGCAATTGGAGCACTCGCGGCCAGTGTTCCTGGACTACCTTCTGAGATGTCTGATTTAGTGGGCGATATTGCGAGCGCGAATGGTTCGCTAAGCAGCCTTGTCGGCTCTCCGGCCTCACTGGCATCTGAGATGGTTGGCCTGATAGGACGCCTGACAGGGATCGTTAAACAGCCAGTTAATGCGCTGTCAATCTACCGCTCACTGTTCAGTCATGGCGATGATGCGTTGCCGGTACCGCGTACCACCGTCACGCGTCAGCGTCAGTCTTCTAATCAGGCTGCCATAGATACCCTGGTGCAGCGTACCGCCGTGATTGAAGCCGCACGTACCAGCGCGCAACTCAGTTATGCCAATCGCAGCCAGGCAATCGTCATTCGTGATGAACTGGCCGAGCAGCTCGACAACCACATGGAAGCAACAAGACCGGATGGTAGCCCTATAAGCGATCAGTTGTTCATGGCACTTGTCGACCTTCGCGTCGCAGTGATTGATGACCTGACGGTTCGTGGTGCCGAGCTTCCCCTGGTTGTTAACTACACACCATTCGCCACGCTGCCAGCACCCGTCATTGCGCACCAGATTTACGGCGACGCCAGACGCGCCGATGAAATTGTGGCAAGCAACCCCGTCCGACATCCCGGCTTCATAGAGGGTGGTCAGGCGTTGGAGGTGCTGAATGCCTGAAGTCATTCTCAAGGTCAATGGCACTCGCTACGGCGGCTGGCTGAAGATACGCATCACGCGCTCGATTGAGCAGATCGCAGGGACATTTGAATTGACTGTTACCGAACGCTGGGCAGGCCAGACAAGTGCTCGCCGCATTCTGACCGGTGATAAATGCCAGGTACTGGTCGACAAAGAGATTGTGATCACCGGCTACGTCGACGACGTAGACCCTACCTACGATGCCAACCAACATGTTGTGACTATCACCGGCCGCGATAAGACCGGCGATCTGGTGGACTGTAGTGCTGCGGGTGTGCAACTCAGTAAGCGCACTTTGTTGGAAGTTGCCATACAGGAATGCAAACCCTTCGGCATTAAAGTAAGAGCTGAGACCAACGTGGGCGGCAAGTTTGAAAAAAACAAACCAGATGAAGGTGAGACCGTATTCGAATCACTGGAGAAAATCGCACGCATTCGTGCAGTACTGTTAATTTCAGATGGTCTTGGTGACCTGGTTATTGCTCGTGCAGGCAAGAAACGTATCAGCACCACTCTTGAGCTGGGCAAAAACATATTGAAAGCAAGTGGTGCCACTTCACACCGTGACCTCTATAGCAAGTACTCGGTTAAGGGTCAGCATGCGGGTGATGATTTTACTAGCCCTGAAGATAACGCTCATGCTTTGGGTGAGGCAATAGACAAGCGCATCAAACGTTACCGGCCACTGACCATTATCGCTGAAGAACAAGTCGACAAGGCGTCTGCTAAGCGCCGTGCAGAGTGGGAGCGTAATGTTCGCTTCGGTCGCTCGAAGCCGAACACGTATACCGTTCAGGGCTGGCATCATAAAACAGGCCTGTGGATGCCCAACGTTTTAGTTCCGGTTCGTGACCCGTACAAAGGCATCAATGGCGATCTTCTGATTGCTGGCGTCTCTTTAGTGCTGGATGAAAATGGATCGACCACTGAGTTGAGTATGAAGCCACGCGAGGCTTTTGATTTGCTGCCGCTGCCTGAGCCTTCTGATTGGGAGCTGGACTTTTGAGAGTGCTTCAAAAATTACTAGCCCCGCTACGCAGACGTATCAGAATGATTGTGTCTCGTGCCGTTGTAACGCTGGTTGACGACAGTCTGAAAATGCAAAGCATACAGGTGCAGGCATTTTCTGGTGAGGTGCTGGACGATATAGAGCGGTTTCAGCAGTACGGCTTCACTTCGGTACCACACCCTGGTGCCGAGGGCATCATGCTCTCAGTAGGCGGCAATCGCAGTCACGGTGTTTTGGTTTCAGTTGATGACCGTCGCTACCGGCTCAAGGGATTAGAAGGTGGTGAGGTTGCTCTCTACACCGACGAAGGCGACCACATTATTCTGAAGCGCGGCAAGGTGATGGAAATGAACACCGATACCTTGCTGATTAAAGCCGCGACAAAAGTCCGCATGGAAACACCGCTGCTTGAAACAACTCACGACATTATTGATCGTGAGGCATTGGGTAACACCAACAGTGTGAATGGTATGCGCGACATCTTTGACAACCATACTCATCCCGGTGATAGCGGTGGCACGACCGGCAACCCTAACCAGGTGATGAATTAATGGATATCGCATTAATACAAAATGAGACCGGCCTCGGCTTTGACATTGCCCGCAATGGTGCCGACCTGTTAACAGACCAGGGTCTGCGTACCGCAGTTATATATTCACTGTTCACTGATCGTCGTGCAGCGGATGACGACATTTTACCTGATGGCACCAATGATCGACGTGGCCACTGGGGTGATGCCTATCTGAAAGATGAAGGCGATAGCGAGGGCTCACGCCTATGGCTGCTTTCACGTGAAAAAGAGATTGTCGATGTGCTGAATCGCGCCAAGGAGTATGCCGAAGAGGCGTTGGCCTGGTTAATTGATGATGGTATCGCTACATCGGTGCAAGTCACCACCCAGTGGGTGCGCCGAGGTCTGTTGGGCCTGCATGTTGTCATCACACTACGTGAAGGCGCTCCATTTTCCGACAATTTTAACTACCCACTGGAGGCTGCTTAAATGCCGTTTGCACGCGCCGACCTTGCGACCCTGATTGACCGCCGCCAGGCGGATGTAGAGAGCCGTTTGCCTGGCACTGATCCAAAGCTGCGCAGGAAACTACTGACGGCCGTTGTACGCTCTGAGTCCAGCTCTGCACACTTGCTGCATGGCCACCTCGACTGGATAGCAAACCAGATATTGGTCGACACAGCCGAGGAAGAAATTCTCGAACGTCATGCCTCGCTATGGCTAAAGAACGGCCGCAAGGCCGCCGCCAAGTCGGGCGGCAATATCACGGTAACCGGCACAGACGGAAAAGTAATTTTGGCAGGCACCATCTGGCAGCGTAGCGATGGGGCTGAGTTCAGCGCTGATGCCGAGGCGACCATTGCAGCGGGTAGTGCCACTGTCGCCGTGACTGCCAGCGAGAGCGGCACAGAAGGCAACACCGCTGCTGGTAGCAAGCTTAACCTGGTTGAGACGGCTGACGGGGTGAACAGTGCGGCCACGGTCGATGTTGACGGCCTCACCGGCGGCACTGACATTGAGAATGGCGATAGCCTGCGTGCTCGAGTGATTGCACGCAAGCAGCAAGCACCACATGGTGGAGCCAGCTTTGACTACGTGACCTGGGTGCTGGAGGTTCCCGGTGTTACCCGTGCATGGGTGTATCCGCAGGAACTCGGTCTGGGCACGGTCACTGTGCGCTTCATGATGGATGATACCTATGCAGACGGCATTCCGCTGGCCGCTGATGTTACTGCCGTGCAGGACTACGTCGACGCGGTTCGCCCGGTTACTGCAGGGCTGACGGTGGTGGCACCGGTTGCCGTGCCGTTGAATTTCAATATCACTGGTCTGTCACCAAACACTGCCGCAGTGAAACTGGCCATCGAAGCCGAACTGAAAGACCTGGTCGCTCGCGAAGCGGTACCGGGTGGCACGATCTTGCTCAGTCACGTTCGCGAGGCCATCAGTATTGCATCGGGTGAAGCTGATCATGTGCTTGTATCACCTGCCGTCGATGTGACGCATACCACCGGCCAAATCGCCACCTTCGGAGTTATTACCTGGTAATGAGTTATTCAGCCAAACATTACCTGAACCAACTGAAGGCACAACTGCCACGCGGCATGTTGTGGGATTCGTTGCGCGAGGAAGGCAACGACTTTTCTGAATTACTTGCAGTCTCCGCCGCAGAGCTGGCGCGCATTGAGGCCCGAGCCGAAGACCTGCTCGATGAGGCCGACCCGCGCACCACTTACGAGTTATTGCCCGAACATGAAAAAGAAGCGGGTCTGCCTGACACCTGCACCACCCAAGCCGACACTCTGCAGGAACGGCGTGACGCCCTGGTGGCCAAGCTAACGAGTGTGGGTGGTCAGTCCCGCCAGTACTTCATCGATATCGCTGCGGCGCTTGGCTACACCATTACCATCGCAGAGGCGAAGGCCAGCCAGTTCGGCAAAAGCTATGGCGACCTGTACAACGGGGTTGGCTGGCGGTTTGTTTGGTATGTGGATGCACCTACAGAGACAGTCAGGCCGCGAAGATTCGGGCAAAGCGGCTATGGTGAGCCATACCGTGACTGGGGCAACGAGCAACTTGAATGTCTTATTAATAGATTAAAACCTGCACACACTAAAGTGTATTTCAGATACGGAGTATAAATTATGGATTATCCAAGCGATCCTAATGTTGGCCTGGTCGGAGGGAAATTTACCGACGGTAATGAATTGGGTGGCGTTCCCGCATCACTTGATACCGCCGGTCATATGAATGGCATTACAGATGAAATATTAAATGTCATTGTCTCGGCGGGCCTCACGCCAGATGAAGCGGTTCTGACCCAGCTCGACACCGCCATTGCCACACTGATTGCCGGTGCCACGCCGGATGCCAGCGAAACAGCCAAGGGCATTATTGAGCTTGCCATCAACGCAGAAGCAGCAGCCGGAACGGATGCGCTTAGAGCTCTCACGCCAGCGGCGCTGGCTTCATTGTTTGGTGTGAGCTCTCCGGCGGAAAATGGCTATGCGCGAATTCCTATAAAGATTGGGACGGCGATTGATGAAATTATTGTTCAATGGGGAAGAGCCACGAGTAACGCATCCGGGCTTGCGGCAGTCACTTATCCGATAGCCTTCACGGCAGCGGTTTATGTTGGACTCGGAACTGTATTCGCTAATGTCCTGGATAATAATCTCGTGACGGTAGGAAATCTATCGACGACAGGAATGTCCTTGTTTGCAAGTGACGGGTCGGGTGTCGCGCTCAATGCGACGGTTGTTCATTGGATTGCAATAGGTAAATAAAATGGCCAATAAATATTACATACAATTTAACGTAGCAAACGAACTTGTTACTCGATTCGACAGCCACTCGTCGCATCTCCCACACCCTGCGGGCACAGTCGAGGTGTCTAAAACCGTATGGGATCAAACTGTTCAGGAAACCGACGGTATCTGGAAGCGTGATCCAGTGACGGGTGACATCACCAAGCATCCACTCCCATTGATGCCGCTCGCTGCCTTGCAAAAACAAGGCAAGGCCCGAGTTGATGCCGCCGCCGAACAAGCCCGCATGCAATTCATTACGCCAGGCTCCGGTCAGGCTATTGTCTACGAACTGAAGCGTGCTGAGTTGATGGCGTATGAAGCAGCAGGTTCGCCCGTTGCTACCGACTACCCATTGATGAACGAACGTGCCACGCGCAAAGGCATGACGCTTGCTCAGGTGGCTACTGAATGGCGTGCCAAAGTGGATGTATGGACTGGATATGCTGCGCAGATCGAGGGCTTACGTGAAGGTGCCAAAGAGGCCATCGATGCTGTAGTTGATGATGCCAGCGCACAAGCCAACATCGACGCCATCGTCAACGGCATCACCTGGCCCGCGCCGGTTTGATTCTTGGCTAATAAGGGTGGCCGAAGACCCTGAAAAATGAGGACGGGAAAATGATAACGGCTCAGGGAAAGCCTGGGCAGTCCATTAAAGAAGAAGGGAGCGACCAGGCGGTGCGGTAACACCACCCAGCCCCCAACCACAGTGTACAAGCCACTGTGAGCCAGGCAAGGCTCCCCCGCCGCACGTGCAGCATGGGTGAGCCTACCATAACCACAATAAGAACCAGAGGCTCACATGACTGCTAAACCATTAATTCCTTGGATAGGTGGCAAAACCAGACTTGCGGACAAAATACTGCCGCTATTCCCGGCCCACACCTGCTACGTTGAACCGTTCGCAGGGGCAGCCGGATTGCTCTTTAAAAAAGAACCCAGCAAGGTCGAAGTGCTGAACGACATCAACGGTGACCTGGTCAACCTGTACCGGGTTGTCCAGCACCACCTGGTCGAATTCCTGAAGTGCTTCGAGTATGCCGTTGTCGGTCGCCAGATGTTCGAGTGGGAGCAGATGAAGAACCCGGAAACGCTCACCGACATCCAGCGGGCCGCCCGCTTCTTCTACCTGCAGAAACTGGCCTTCGGTGCCAGGGTGGAATCGCAGCACTACGGCGTTGACCCTACAGGCCCGCCAAGACTTAATCTGCGCCGTATCGAGGAGGCACTGACCGCCTCGCACCTGCGCATCTCCCGTGTCCATGTCGAGCATCTGGACTGGCAGGAATGCATCCGACGCTACGACCGCAAGCACACCCTGTTCTACCTCGATCCACCGTACTGGCAGACCGAGGGCTACGGAGTGGAATTCGGCCTCGAGCAGTACGAGCAGATGGCCGACCTGGCCGCCAGCATCAAGGGCAAGATGGTGGTCAGCGTCAACGATCACAAGGACATGCGCCGTGTGTTCAAGGGGCTTCGCATCAAGACCGTGCCGATCACCTACACCGTGGGTGGCAAACAGGGCAGGAACGAGAAGAAGGAGCTAATTATCAGGTCGTGGTAG